CCCCGGTAGATCTTGGCGTTCATGCCGAGCAAAAATGTCTGAGTTGGCATCCTTGCACTCCTATTGCTTGCGGACGCTGCCCGCCCACAAGGCCGGCAGCTTGGACTTTTCCTTCTGGAAGGCCGGGCCCATGAACGGCCTCGGCCGGTACTTGGCGGTAACGCCTTTGCCCTTGCGATCCTTCCGCCTGGCCCGCCCGCCGTACTCCAGCAGCGGCGGGGCCACGGGCGTGCCGCGAAGCGGCGTCGGACCGATGACCACGCTCTTGCGCGTGGTGTCGAAGCCGAAGAAGATCAGCCGCTTGAGCAACCCCACGTGGCTGCTGGGCGGGTTGCCCGGCCTCGACACGCTCTTTCGCTTGCGGATTGAGTGGCGGGCGGTCTTGCGGACGAACGCCCCGAACTTCGACAAGACCTTGCGCGTGGCCCGGTCCATGGCCCCGACCACGGCCTTGCGGTCGAAGAACATCGCCTTCATCTTGTCGAATCGAATGCCCACCATGGTCAGTTGCTCGGGGTGTGGTCGGCCTCTCCGCTGCGAATGATCGTCAGCCCCGCCTCGCGTGCCCGGCGGGCGAAACTCGCACACTCGCAGCCGTCTGGCCGAATGTGCAGGTTGTCGGCATAGTCGTTGGTGAACCAGGGCGGCTCGATCTTCATCAGGGCCGCCCGTGTCGTCCGCCACAGCCCGGTGTGGAAGGCGGCGGGATGGTCCCAGGCGTGGCTGTTGCCGCACGGGTAGGTCGCACACACGATGTCCCCGCCGACCTCGTTCAAGAAGGGCTCGGTGTCCTTGCCGGCAGTGTTCGGCCGGATGTCCCGCTCGGCGAACAGGTAGTGATCGAACCGGCTGGCCAGGGCCAGACGGATCATCTCGTTGAAGCCCGAGACGATCCCCCGGATGCCCACACCCCCAATATAGATGTTGCGGAAGCCGTGGTCGGTCAGCCACAGGAGGAGGCTCGGCTCGACCAACCCGTGCGGGTACGCCTGGATGTGGACGAAGGTCGTTCGCGGGTTCATGCGTGCCTCACGGCTTGTTGACCAGGGCCTGGATCTCTGCCTGGAGCTGGGCGATGCGGTTGCGGGCCGCCTTACGGCGGTCGAAGGCCTCCGAGGCCTTGCCGCTGAACTGGGCCTTGCGGACGATGTTGCCGGCGACCAGCAGGTCGAGCACCTCGTCCAGAACGCCGACCAGTTCCGCGTTGGAGGCGTCCAGGGCCTGCTGCTCACGCCGGAGCCTGGCCCTCAGCACGTCGATGGGCTCCATGGGCTTGACCGGCGTGTTGTCGCTCAGGACGATCGTGTCGCCCTCCTCCAGCGTGTGGGAGACCAGCGAGCCGGCGGGCCACTGCAGCAGGGGCTTGCCCTTCCGTATCAGCGTGGCCGTCTGTCTGGCGGGGACCTCGATGTTCATCGTTTCAGCCATGTGCTATCTCTCCAATCCGCAGAACCAGGTGACGCCGTCGAGCCCGGCCTGTGACTTGTTGGTCACGCCCGCACCGCCCAAGGCCGAAACCTTGGCCTTGTCGCCCGCCGACAGCGGGACGCGGGTGTGCACCTCAACCGTGCCCCCGCCGCCGCCCCCGCTGGCGAAGTAGGCGGTGTCTGCGGAGTTGCCTGTGGGCTCGGCGTCGTAGCCGTCCTCGCCCTTGGCCTCGATGCTGCCGTTGGCGCCGAACACGATCTTCGGAGCGACGATGACAATGACCCCGCCACCACCGGGGGCGTCGTGTCCAGAAGCGTAGTTGTCCGAGAACAGGCAGCTTGCTCCGCATGGGTCGGGAACCGGGTGCCCGCCCACGCCGGCCACGAAACGGAAGGGTTTGCCGGGACCCGCCAGGGCCTCGATCGGCACGTAGGGGTCGCGATAATCGCTCGCCGCGTACGCAGGGTCCAGCACGCCCGGCTGGGAATAGAAGCAGCCGCACGGAAGCGTGTAGCCCGGATACGCGAGGGAACCGCAACACCCGCGACCCCAGTTGACCTGGGCATACTGGTTGTTGCACTGCCAGCACAGGAAGCAGCTCGGCCCGGCCACGGCGGGCCAGAACAGCCGGTCCATCCAGAGACCGGTGTCGGCGACCCAGGGGCGGTACTCGCCGGGCAGCAGCCCGTAGATCGCATCGATCGTGTCGTGGAAGAGGCCCACCGGAAAGCGGTAGATGGCGTTGACCCCGTAGCAGCTCTGTCCGCACCACTCCCCGTACTTGGTCGCGGTCGGCATGTGGGCCATCACGGAGCGTCCGTTCGCGTGGAGCTTGCCGTTGATGGTCACCGTGCCCTGCGACCGGATGATCAGGAACGGGATCCACGTGGTCCCGTACGTGTCGTGCCTGGGGATGCGGAACTCGACCCCGGCGTCGATGGTCAGGCTGGTGACCTGGTACTCGCACTTGGCCGCGTCGGTGTCGCTGCTGATGGTGATCGCCCCGTCGCTGCCGTCGCCGAAGTCCGACAGGCTGTCGAGCCAGCCCAGCGAGTCGGCGGCGAACTTGGCGATGGTGACCGAGCCGTCCGCGACCCCGCCGCCGGCCGAGGGGTCCACCCACTCGGTGTCGTGATCGTCGTTGGTCGCCTTGGCCAGGAGTTGGCCCGTCGTGCCGCCGGCGGGCACTCCTACCCCATCGGCGCCGGGAGCGCCATCCTGACCGGGAGCGCCGTCCTGACCGTTCTGGCCCGGGGGGCCGACCAGCGACGTGCCGTTGCCCCACGCCCCGCCCGCCTTGGGGCCGTAGAGGGCCGACGCGGCGGTGTCGATGTAGAAGTCGCCGTCGACGCCCAGGCCCGCGGCCGGGGCACCGGCGCCGCTGCGGACGGTCTTGCCGTCCGTGCCGGGGGCGCCGGGGGCTCCGTCCTGTCCGGGCTGGCCGTCCTGACCGGGCGCCCCGTCTTGGCCGTCCTGCCCGGGCGGTCCAATCAGCGAGGTAGGCTCACCCCACACCCCGGTCGTCTTGGGCCCGTAGATGGCGTCGGCCGCCGTGTCGATGTAGAAGTCGCCGTCGGCGCCCGTCTCGGGCGCGGGCGCGCCGATGCCGCTCAAGACGGTGCGACCGTCCTCGCCGGCCGGGCCGGGCACGCCGGAACCAGTGCCAGTGCTGCGATAGCCCATCACCAGCTCCCCCCAACCAAGGTAACCACGTCGCCCACTGTGCCCTTGACCTGGATCTCGGACAGGTCGATGCGGTGGAAGTCATACCACTCGCCGGGCACCCAGGCTACCTCCTGGGCCGGCTCACCGACCGTGCGGAACAGGACGTTGCCAGCATTGGCGGGCGGGGTGGCGATGGTGACACTGCCGACCAGCCGAACGGCCGAGAGCGGCTGCCAGTCGCCGGTGACGTTGATCTTGCGAAGGATGACGTTGTTCATGGTCGCCTCACTTCATCGCCCGGTACGTCAGGGTCAGGACGCTAGTGAACACCCGCTGCTCGACCAGGTGCTCGGGGGCGTAGACCGGCTCGTTGGCCGTGCGGACCCAAGTGGCGTACGGCGCCCCCGCCAGCGCCCGGCCCCGCAGGAACTCCGCGATCTCGTCCACCAGGTCGCACAGCGCCTTGACCTCGCCGTCCAGGTCGCTGCCCAGCTTCTTCTGGACACCCACGTCCACCTGCACGTCGAACTGGCTGAGCGAGCGGCTGGCGCCGGCGATCTCCATGGCCTTGGGCACCACGCTCACGCGCAGCTCGGCCAGTTCCGCCAGCTCATGCGCCGGGATCACCAGCCGCCTGGGCGTGAAGGCCTGGCTGAAAGTCCCGCCGGCAAGCTCGGCTGCCACGGCGTCCGCAATGTCGATCGCCAGTGCCACGCGCTATCCTCCGAAGATCGCCCGCCACAGATTGCTGCCGGCCAGGCTGACGGCCGAGCCGGCGATCAGCCAGATCAGCTTCCCGCGCGCCCGCTCGGCGGCTTCCAGGCGGTCCAGCCGAAGCTGGATGCCCGGCTTGCCGTTGCCCCGGATCGCCTCGTCCAGGCGGTCGAGCTTCTCGTTGATCGCCTCGAATTCCGGCTTGCAGACACTCTCGAATTGCTGATTGCATCCGCTCATACGCTGCCCACTTCCTTCGCGTGAATTCGCATGCTGACGTTGTGCGGCCCGCTCCACCGCCAGTGCCCCTGGCCGCCCAGGGACAGCACCTCGTAGAGTTTGCCGCCGGCCGCGATCCGGTCGCCCGGTTCGGGCTCCCCGAAGAGCGGCAACAGATCCTCGGCCAGGATGAGAAAATCCGTCACCACCGCCCGGACCCGCAGGCCGAAGTCGTCCTCGACCTCGCAGGTGGTCGAGGCCCACGTGGCGTTGACGGTTGCCTCGCTCTCGCCTCGCCGGTAGGCGACCAGGCTGGAGGCGTGCGACGTCCGCATCGCCCCCAGCCACTGCACGGTGTTCTTGAGCAGGTCGCCCATCGCCTCCGGCCCTCGCGTCTACTGGCTCAGGCGTACCCGCACGGTGGTGTCGGCGTCGGTGGCCGCCTTGACGGTCTTGCCCAGGTACGGGTAGGCCGTGGCCGGCTCGCCGCCGTCGTCGGCGCTGGTGGTCGCGACACCGTTGGCCGCGTCCCAGTACACCTTCTTGCCCGCCTCGATGGCGGTGCCGGCGCCGGTGGCCTTGGCCACATCGAACACGCCCGTCACCGCCAGGCTGCCCAGCGCGTTGGCCGCGATGGGCGTGCGGGCCACGCCCGCCAGGTCGTTCTGGACCACCACGTCGCCCGCGGCCACGGCCGCCGACGGCGTGTGGTCGATGCTGCCTCCGTCATGCACGTAAGTCGCTTTTGCCATTGTCTGCTCCTGTCAGGAAGGATGCCGTGCCTGCGGCCGCGGCCGGCAGCCGGGCATCCGTTCCCGACTGCCGGACCGCGACCTCGACGACGATTACGCCTCGCCCTTGTTCTTGCAGCCGCCCTTGGGGTCCTGGAGGGCGACTCCTACGTCGTGATAGCCCCTCATCACCACGCCCAACACATTGAAGTCCGCCTCGGCGGTCTCGATGGTGGGCGACTCCTGGCCGTTGAGGAAGGCGACCTCGATCACCGGGAGGTCCGCCGGGTCGGCCAGCAGGTACCAGGCCTTCTCGCTGTTGCCGGTGTAGGTGCTGTTGGACAGGTAGCGGCTGACCTCGGCGCGATACTTGCCCTGGTGCGGGTTGGCCACGGGGTACTTGGTGCTGGCGGTGGTGTCGCGGACCTCCACGCTCTTGTGGAGGACGGTCGCGGTGGCCGACAGCGCCGTGGGCACCAGCAGGATCGCCGGCAGGATGCCGATGGGCTTGCCGTCGCCGTCCACCTGGTCGGCGAAGGCCTTCTCGGCCTTGGACAGGCCGTCGATCGACAGCACGGTGTCGGCGCCCGTCAGCAGGTTCTTGTTGCCGGCGGAGAAGAACGACGCGTTGTTCAGGAAGGTGGACCAGAAGATGTCGTTGATCTTCAGGCCCGACCCGCGGCCGAGCTTGCGGGGCACCGTGGTGATGGCGCCCAGGTCGTCGTTGATGATGTCCCGCCGGTCGATGGCGATCATCAGGCCGTAGGTGTCGGCCTTGTTGCTGTAGGACTCCTCGCCCAGGGTCCCGTGCTTAAGCTCGCCGCCGGGCGCGACCAGCTCGTACTGGTCCTTGCCGATCAGCCGGTAGGAGGTCACCGTCTTGAAGTCATTGACGTTCCTCACCGCGCAGATGTTCCGCCAGGTCCGCTCCACGCTGAAGAAGCCCTCCAGCAGAAACTTGTTGGCCACGTTGGACAGGATGCCCGCGACGTTGACGGTCGAGTAGCCCTGGGCCTGGATGCTGTTGGCGAAGGCGAACCGCAGGACCGAGCGGCAGTCGCGGAAGTTGCGGCCCTCGTAGCCGTTGGCCCAGGCCGCCTCCAGCAGGAGTTCCTGGAGCCCGATGCCGCCGCTGAACCGGTTGCCGGCCAGCTCGGTCGGCTGCTCGCCGTAGCGGGCGGCCACGTCGTCGCCCTTCACCCCGCCGGTGAGCATGCAGGCGGCCTCCAGGACGGCGCCGGTGACGTTGTTGTCCCGCACGTGGGCGGCCGGGGCCTTGGGCCGGTCGGCCCGCAGGACCTCCAGCTCCGTCTTGGTCACGTCCCAGCCCTCGCCGATGGCCTTGGCGGCGATCTCGGCGTGCTTGTCGCCGCAGACCTTCCGCACGGCCGCGATCCGCTGCTGCTCGGCGGCGGCGCGGGCACGCATGTCGGCGATGGGGTCGGGCGCGAGCCCGGTATCGGCGGCGGCCTTGACCGCGGGCCCGCCGGCCTCCGTGCCGGCGCTGGCCTGGGCCTCGACCTTGGGGGCATCCTTGCCCTGCTCGGCCTGGGCGGCAGTTTCGGTGCTGGTGCTGGCGGTGTCGGTAACGTCCATGTTCTTCTCCTTGGCCGAAGCGGCCACACTGGCCGACGTGTTGCCGTCGGCGCCCAGGTCGACAAAGCTGATCTCCCCCAGCGTCGCCCGGCGGACGACGTTCAGGGGGCCGGTGAAGTCACGACCGTTCACCGTGACGGTCTGGTTCTCCTTGACGAATTCGAATTGCTCGACCCCCGCGCCGATGGAGGCCTGCCAGGGGAAGCCGTTGCGGGCCGAGATGACGACCTCGCGGGCGGCGGCCGTGTCGCGCGAGACGACGCCCGCGGCGACGAGCTGGCCGTCCTGGACGCGGATGGAGTCGGAGTGTCCGACGCCGCTGTTGGCGTCGTGGCCGAATCGGATGGGCCGGGACTGTGAGGGAATCGCCAGCCCAGCCAGGTCCACGACCACCGGATACCGCCAGCCGGCCACGCGCATGGGCCCGCCGGTGTAGGCGACCATGCTGAAGCGCGGCAGGGCCTGCTTGCCATCGCCGGCCTCGCCGGCGGTGATCTCGATCTGCATCGAGGCAGTCAGTTGCAGGCTCTCAGGCGGCTTTGGATTCGTCTTCGTCATTGTCGTCTTCCTTGACCTGCTCGGGGGCGGACGGCGCCGGCTGCGCGACCGTCAGCCCCAGTTCCTTCATGAGCGCCACTTCCTTGGCCCGCTGGCGAAGCTCGCTCTCCCAGTCCTTGCCCTGCCGGGCGTACTCGGCAGCGAGGGTGGTGGTGTTGCTGGCCAGGCGGGCGGTCTGGGCGCTGGCCTCCTTGGCGGGATCGACGTGCTCGTGTCCGTCCCAGAACCACTGGTGCGAGGCGTCTTCCACTTCGCCAAGGCCGTACACCTTGACCGCCTCGGCCAGCCAGGCATCCAGAATCCGGTCCAGCACCACGCTCTCGCAGTGGGCCTGCTCGACTCGGATGGACTTGTAGTAGGTCTGGTGGTCCAGGCGACCGGATGCGTAGTTGTAGCCCGAGGAGTTGCAGGCGGCGATGTTGTAGGGCATGTTCAGACAGCGGGCTATCTCGTTGAGGATCTCCCGCTTGAACATGTCATAGGTGGTCGCAGGCTGCTCGGCCTTGACCTGGCTGGGCTCCCAGCCCTCGGGAGTGAAGACCGCCATGTTGGGTGAGAACTCCATCTCCGTCATCGGCTCGACCTCGGCGGCCTCGCCCCCGGCGGGAGAGCTGGTCTTCATGAGGACGGCGATGTTGGCCGCGGATTCCGCCGCGGCGATCACCGCCAGGGTGTATCTTCGCAGTTGTGCGAAGAGAGGCAGGGCCGGCAGGATGTCGGGCAGGCCCCGGCGCTGGCCGGGACGATCCGCTCGAAACCAGTGGATGACGCTGTCGGCGGGCACCCGGTCGTACTCCATGCTGCCCGTCCCGCCACTACCCGGATGCGCCTTCAGGACGTGATAGAAGGTGGGGTTGCCGAACGCGTCGTACTCG